ATGACTACTAAGACAGTGCGTAATACTACTAACAGCGGTAACGCTACTTATACCATTACAGGTAATAACTGGCAAGGTGCTGCCATGTCTTATGGAGATGTTACAGACTTTCAAGCTCATGTATATTTAGCACAAGCAGCACATCCTATGCTGGTGTATCATGAGTTACCTATTTCTGGTAATCCTTTTAGTTCGCACGATAGCGGTACATTTGGCTACCAGCGTGTAGGAGATGACGCTAAGTTACCTTCTAATCATAGCACAGCAACATTCATGCCTAGCTGGGTGCTTTCTGCTTATGGAAGAATATGGTGTGGTGGTATCTCAGGAGACACTCAAACTGTCTATTTCAGCGATTTACTAGCTGGCACAGATTTCTTAAATGGTTCTGCTGGTTATTTAAACCTACAAGAAGTATTACCTAACGGTGATCCTGTAATTGCTGCAGCAGCACATAACGGATATATTATATTCTTTGGTCGTAAGAACATAGCAATCTATGCTAATCCTTTAGACACAGGAGCGTTAACACTTGTTGAAGTTATCTATAATGTAGGATGTATTGCTAGAGATTCAGTACAGAATATTGCAACAGATGTATTGTTCTTATCTGATTCAGGAGTTCGTAGTCTACAGCGAGTAGTCCAAGAAAAGTCTATGCCAATGCGGGACATCTCTAAGAATGTTCGTGATGAGCTAATGTCTGCTGTGTTTTCAGAAACAGACTTAACTAAGATTAAAAGTGTCTACTATGAAAGAGACGCTATATATTTATTAACACTTCCTACAACTAAGTTTGTATATTGTTTTGACACTCGTGCTGCACTGCAAGATGGTTCTATGAGAGCTACAGTCTGGGATAGTATTGAACCTAAGTCATTCTTTGTAACACAAGCTAGAGACTTATACTTAGGTAAGCCAGGATATATCGGTAAATACTACGGCTATACTGATAATACTTCTAGTTATCGTCTTGCTTACTTTACTAATTACTTTGATTTTGATGCGTCTACAAATCTTAAGTTACTAAAAAAGATTGGTTGGGTATTGATTGGAGGCACTAACCAATCAGTGGCTATTAAGTGGGGCTTTGATTATAGTGAGAGTTATCAAGCTACTACATATGCTTTAGACGCTGCTACAATATATGAATATAATAATTCTACTGTAGACACTATCCCTGGCTCAACCGAATATAATATTGCTGAGTATACCTCAGGTATTGTTTTAGATCGCTTTAACATTAATGCTGGTGGTCAAGGAACTGTAATGCAGCTAGGCTTAGAAGCAGATATTAATGGAAACCCAGTTTCAATTCAGAAAATAGACGTAGCAATCAAGCAAGGAAAGACTTTAGTCTAAGGACATAATATGGCAAACTATACAAAAGCAACTAACTTTACAGCTAAAGATGGATTACCTACTGGTAACTCAGGCAAGATTGTTAAAGGTACAGAAATTGATACTGAGTTAACTGCGGTAGCTTCTGCTATTTCATCCAAAGCAGACTTAAATAGTCCTGCTTTAACAGGAACTCCTACAGCACCTACAGCATCTGCTGCTACGAACACAACACAAGTAGCTACTACTGCTTTTGTACAGACTGCTTTATCAGCAGCGTTTACATCAGGTATGATTATGATGTGGTCTGGAACAATTGCTACTATTCCTACAGGATGGGTATTGTGTAATGGTTCTAATAGCACTCCTGATCTTCGTAACAGATTTATTATTGGTGCTCATAGTGATTCTGCTGGTGTTGCATATTCTACTATCACTGGTTCTAATACGCAGACTGGCGGTACTAAAGATGCTGGGGTTGTGAGCCATACACATACAGATGCTGGACACAGCCATTTTATAGCAGCTAATGCTACAGTAAATACTACTTCTCAAGTTGGTTCTTCTGAACAAATTGCAGGAACTAACCAATCACTAGCTGGTGTTTCTGCATATGTTTTATCAGGAACTGCTACGGCAGCAACAATTGGTTTAACGAGTTCTTCATCTGTATCAATTAGTACAGAAGGCTCTAGCGGTACGAATCAGAACTTGCCTCCATACTATGCATTAGCATTTATTATGAAGACCTAAGATGAAAGTACCTGTAGTCCTTAGAGACGACTACACAATGTACTTAGAATTACACGATGCAGCATTGTGGTTTCATACAGATGTACATAAGTGGTCGCAGGAAGTAAAGAAGAAGTACTTAGAAGATTTAAACTTATTACAATATCTAACTAATGTTCCTCTGTTAGCATTAGTAGAAGAAGAGAATACTAAACTTGCTAAGTTTGGTTCAGTAACAGGATGGGAAGTATTAAAACCTATAGAAGTTAACTACAAGAAATACACTATATTTATTAGGAGCAAAACATGGGCGGTATAGTTAGTGCAGTATTAGACCCCTTTACAGGGGCTAGTGGGGTACGAAAAGCAGGAGAGCAAGCTGCAGCACAACAGCGACAAGCTGGCATAGATGCTGCTAATATCTCTGCGTTCCGTCCTGTAGGGATGACTACCAGGTTTGGTACGTCTCAGTTTACTCGTGAGATAGACCCTGCCACTGGTGTTCCTTATATCTCCTCAGGAGGATACACACCAGCTCCTGAGTTATCTGCCTTGCAGAATCAACTCTTTGGTAGGTTTGCTCCTACGTTAGCACAAGCAGAACAAGTACAAAGTCAGTACGCTCCACTGACTGGTGTTTCTCAGGGCTTGTTTAAACTAGGTCAAGACTATTTAGCTACGTCTCCAGAGCAAGCTGCTCAGGATTATATTGCATCACGACAAGGTTTATTACAGCCTTTACGTGAACAATCGCTTGCTGGTCTTCGTAGTCGTGCTTTTGCTACTGGTCGTGGTGGCTTAGGAGTTCAAACTGGTACAGGTCGTGCTCCTGCGAATCCTGAAATGCAAGCATACTACAATGCACTAGCTCAGCAAGATCTACAATTAGCTGCTGAAGCTGATCAAGCTGCTCGTCAAAGAACACAGTTTGGTGCTAGTTTAGTAGGCACTGGTGCTGGATTACTAGGCACACAAGTACAAGGCTATGCGGGTGCTTACTCTCCTTTACAAACTCAGTTAGGATTGTCCAGTCAAGTAGAGAACATGGCTATGCAACCTTATCAAGTAGGTCTTGCATTAGGCACAGCTCAGATGCCAGGTCAAACTGCAGGTGCTCAGGGCTACTTAGGAGGTATGCTGCAAGGTGCTCAGACCCAGTATGGTGCTAACGTAGCAGCTCAGTCACTGAACAATCAGTTCTTATCTAGTTTAATTGGGTCTGCTGCGGGTGCTTATGGTGCTCCTAAACCAACGCAACAATATCAACCGTCTTCTAGAGATTTTCAATTCTAAGGAATAATTATGGGACAGCCAGTAAATCCACTTTTAGGTAATCAACAAGCACTGCTTGGTGCAGATCCTGAGTTGTATCGTCAACAATTAATTCAACAAGAACAAGCTCGTATAGGTGCTTTACCTGCACAGAATCAACTAGGAGCACAGCTTGGTTCACTGCTGGGTAGAGGCTTAGTTAACGTAGCACAAGATCGTGGCTTCTTTGAAGTTACTAATCCTGTATTACAGAAGTTAACCAGTGTACAGAATGTTTACAATACTGCTATGCAGAACTCTGATCCTAACGATCCATTGTCTTTCTATAGAAATCTACAAACAGGATTCGCTGAAGCTGGTTTAGGTCAGCAAGCTCTCATGGCTACTCAGGAACTACGTAGAGTAGAAGCTGAAGCAGAAAAAGCTAGAGGAGAGAAACTTAGAACTCAAGTTCTTGAGACTGAGCTATATACTAAGAATCCTCAACTGCTTGATGAGCAGATTGCTAAAGCTCGTGATGCTGGTAATGATGCATTGGCTAATAGACTTGCTGAACAACGTGGTCAGATTCAACTTGATATTGATAAAAAGCGTCGTAAAGATGAGCTTAGTATGGAACTTTTATCTGTTCAAACTGAGGCAGAACGTGCTAAGATTCGTAAATACAATGCTGAATACGAAGAAGGTAAACTAGATAAAACAGCAATTCCTGATCAAAACGGTGGTGGTGTTATTGTTTATTACGATAAGAAAACTCGTAAAGAAGTAGATAGAATTGTAGTAACTAGTGCAATTGTAGATAGCGTTTTAAATAAAGGTAAACCAGGAACTACTCCTGCAGGAGAAAAACCAAGTCCTGCTTCATTTGACAAACGTAATCCACCTACTACTACAGCTCCAGCATCATCTGCAGCACCTGCACCAGCAGCTTCCGCAGCAGCTCCTACAGTAGCTAGTCCATATGATCAAGCAGCAGGTACATATAAAATTGCTTTAGATCCTGAGTACCAACAAATACAAGCAGACGCTAGAGCAAATCTACAGAGATTAGAAACTGAACCTGCATATCGAGCAGAAATACAGCAAAGAATCAACGCACTCCAAGCAAAAATACAAGCTAATTTTGGCACTAGAGTAGTTATTCAGTAAGGGTAACATGGCTACATATGATGTTTTAGGAGCTAGAAAAGCTGGCTTATCTTATACTGATATTGCATCTTACTTAGCACAAGGCACTGAATATGATTTAGAAGGTGCTCGTAAGGCTGGCTTATCAGATAAAGATATTGTTGAGTACTTAAACCGTACAGGTGCTACTGCGTTTGAAACCTTCACAGCAGCAGCTCGTCAAGCAGTAGGCTCTGAAATCACAGGAGCTGCTCAGTTATTAGGCAAAGAACCAACTGCTGAACAAGTAGAAGAAGAATCTCGTGTTCGTCAAATGACTGCAGAGAATCCTGTGTCTGGTGTATTAGGCACATTCGTAGGAGGTTTGGTTAATCCTTCTACACTTATTCCAGGATCATTGTTATTCAAAGGAGCTAAAGGATTAGTTGCTGGAGGTGCTGCTGGAGGAGGTGTTGCTGGAGCACTACAACCAATTTATTCTGATGAAGACTTAGGAAGAGTAGCTTCGTCTGCTGCAGGTATTGTCTTAGGAGGAACACTTGGCGGTACAATAGGAGCACTTGTTAATCGTACAGGTCGTGAAGCAGTACAGCAAGCAGGTAAAGAATTACAAAATACTAAGACTGGGCTAACTACTGGTGTTACTCAAGACAACGTACCATTAAGTCCGTTAGCTCAAGAGATTGCTGATGTAGGTGCTGCTAAGAACATTGAACTACAAGACAGTATTGTTCCTTTACTCCAGCAGTTAGAAGACTCTGAGTTAGCTACTAAGCTGACCAATGAGATTGCTGGTGGAGACTATCGTGCTCTCTTTACAGATGCTCCATTCAGACTAACTGACATACCTGCGTCTAGGTTTACTGCTGCATTCAGTGCAGATAATCCATTACGTGAACAGAACTTAGCAGCGTATCTTAAAGCTGGCTACAAAGCAGAAGACCCAGAGCAGTTACTTACTCGTATCGTATCAGCTAACAAAGGAGCTATTGCTACTGAGTTAGATACAACACCTCTCAATATTCCTGCTGACTCCGCAGTGAACTTCTTACTCAATCGTAAGGTACAGGAACTAGGTGGTCGTGATCTAATCAATGCTTATCTTCCTGCGTTACAGCGTGGTGTAGATATGATTAACTCTATCGATGAGTTATTCTTAAATGGTCGTGCTGCTGGTATGACTGATGCAGAGATTGCTGCAGTATTTAAGAAAGACTTTGATGAAGTCAAACCTATTCTATTCTCCGCTATTGGTAACGTATCTAATATTGGTCGTGCCTTAGCAGCAGCTAAAGCTCAGAAGAAAGTAATTGGTTCTACTGAGGAGATCTTAAAAGGATTATCTAAGAATGGTGGTAAAGAACTGTCAGACATCTTTGCATTAAGAGATGCTGTATCTGCTATAAAAGCTTCTCCTGGTACTAGCTTTAATAAGAACGAAGCACTGGCTAACTTAACTAAAGATGCAGTAAAGCAGCCAGGCTGGGCAGATAAGTTTGGTGAGTTTGTAGTTAACTCTTACATCTCTGGTCTAGCTACCACTGCAGTTAACGCATTCTCTGGTATTGCTAAGATAGGACTATTAGGTACTGAGCGTATTTTACAAGCAGTCAACCCTGCAAGTAAAGTTAAGATTGGAGAAGTTCTTCCTGCATTTAGAGGATTGATGGATGGTTTATTAGAATCCGCATACTTTACTAAAGAAGGTTTACTAAGAGGATCTCCGTTAGACGCAGCAATGCCTGAGATTCGTGGGGCTATCGGTGCTCAAGAAGGTGCTACTAAAGTTGAGAAGATTCTAGGTCAAGTGGTTCGTGTTCCTAGTCGCCTTAGCGTAGGTGTTGACGAGTTCTTCAAGTCTATTTTCCGTCGTATGGAATACAATGCTCAAGCCTATCGCTTAGCTTCTTCTGGTAAGTATGGCGATCCTGAAGCTGTGTATAGTGCGTTACGTAAAGTAAACACCAAGACTTTAGACTGGAAAGATAATGTTCTTAAAGCTCCTGAGTTAGCTACACTACCTGATAATGTACGTGTCAAACTTGTTGATGATGTACGTAACTTTGCTAAGCAAGCTACATTCCAAGCAGACTTAGGTAGCTTTGGTAATAAACTCTTAGCTCTTAGAGCAGCTCACCCCTGGGTAGCTCCAGTAATTCCCTTCGTTAAGACTCCTATCAATATTATGAAGGATGCTTTATCTTATACTCCCTTAGGTGTATTCTCTAAGAACACTCCTACGGATGTTAAGATAGCTCGTACTGCTGTTGGACTTGGTATAACTGCTGCACTAGCTCAACAGGTAGCTGAAGGTAACATCACTGGTTCATATCCTAAGGATGCTGCTAAGCGTAACGCTATGATTGCTGCTGGTATCCCTGAGTATAGTGTTAAGATTGGGGATACTTGGTATGCTTATGCTCGTGTAGAACCTTTAGCAACTATTATGGGTTCTTCAGTAGATGGTATTAACGCAGTACGTGATTATGTGTCTAAACCTAAGTATGATTCTAAGAAAGAAAAAGATTTAGTTATTGATGTTGTAGCAGGTGTGACTAAGAACATCATATCTAAAACATACTTAGAAGGTGTTTCTGGTCTTCTTCAAGCACTGCACGATCCAGAGAGATATGGTGGTAGTTTTGTAAACGGATTTGCTGGTTTATTAGTCCCTTCTATTATAGCAGCTCCTGCACGTGGTAGAGATCCGTATGCTCGTGTTGTAACTGGATTTGGTGAAGCAGTACAAGCTCGTGTACCTGACTTCGGATTAGGTCTTCCTATACCATCTCGCCAAGAATTACCAGCTCAATCTATGTTAGTAGGAGGAGAACGTCCAAACCTTGCTTATGGATTTGCTGCATACACTGGATTACAAACAACTCCTGCTGCACGTAACCAACTTCAAGAAGAGATTGCTAGAACTAAAGTAGATTATAACTTACCAGGTAAAACGCTACGTGGTGTAGAGTTATCTGGAGAAGATATTGGAAAGTACCAAGCCATATCTAGTCAGTTTATAGAAGCAACTGCGTCAGGATTAATACAAACTGTTGGTTATCAAAACGCTCCTGCATCTATGCAAAAAGTAATGCTAGAACGGGCTTTTAGAAATGGTAGAAAAACTGCTACGAATATTATGCTCATGGAGAAGATGAGAGATCCTGAATTTAGAGATCAGTTTATTAGAGCAAAGCTTGCTAAAAAAGGATTAGAACTAGAAGAATGAGATATGTCAGATCAATTTGGTTTTATAGAAGGAGCAAAGTCTGTAACAAGTAGTATGGATGCTAGTCGAGAGGCTAGTAAGTCTATTACTAAAAGTATTACCGATGTACAGAAGGACGCTGCAGCAGTAGCACAGCAGAAAGACTTAGAGCGTAAGAGACAAATACGAGAAACACAGGTCTTTAAAGAGCAGTACTTCAAGAGAGCATTAATGGAATGGCAACGTCAAGAAGACATTCGCATTGAGGAAGCAAAAGTAAAAGCTGATTTCATAAGAAAGCATGGAACTAAACGCTGGGGTGAAATCGAATCCGTTAAACAAAAAATAGAGAAACAAGACAATGAACTTACTAGAGAGTTTAAAGAAGATTTGGCAAAGGTTCGTAGAGCAATGTTCATGTGCTATGCAGTGGCTGCGGTCATTGCTTGGTATCTAACCTGGGGGTATAAATAATGTTACCATTGATGGCACTATTCGATGTTGGGATGAAAGTCCTAGATAAATTCATTCCTGATCCAGAAGCTAAGGCAAAGGCTCAGAAAGAACTACTACAGATGCAACAAGAAGGAAAGCTTGCTGAGTTAAACGCTGATAATATTGAGGCACAAGAACTCACAAAGCGTCAAGAAGCAGACATGGCTAGTGATAGCTGGCTGTCTAAGAATATAAGACCCATGACCCTAGTGTTTATTCTCTTAGTCTACTCTGCCTTTGCTACGATGTCGGCATGGGATATAGAAGTAAACAACAACTATGTTGAACTCCTAGGTCAATGGGGTATGTTGATTATGTCCTTCTATTTCGGTGGTCGCTCGCTGGAGAAGATTATGGAAATGAAAAAGAAAAAAGATGAATCTAAGTAATAACTTTACCTTAGAAGAACTAACTCACTCTGAAGTAGCAGAGCGTAAGAACTTAGATAATACCCCTAATGCCAGTGAGGTTGCTAACTTAACTCGCTTAGCAGCATTGCTTGAGCAGGTTAGAAGTCTCCTAGGTAAGCCTATTATGATTAACTCAGGCTTTAGATCTAAACCAGTCAACGACTCTGTCGGTAGCAAGGACACTAGCCAGCATAGGCTAGGTTGTGCTGCTGATTTGAGAGTCCCAGGAATGACCCCTAAACAGGTTGTAGAGGCTTGCATTGCTTCGGACATACCCTATGATCAAATCATAGAAGAATTCAGCTCCTGGACTCATCTAAGCGTTCCTAACGGTATTGCTGATAAACCCCGAAGACAAGCCTTGATTATTGATAAAGCTGGTACTCGTCCGTTCCAATAAAAAAAGCCCCCGAAGGGGCTCTTAAGTTACAACTCAAAAGAAAACAGTAGTCTGAATATTCCTAAGTCTACAATTAGATGTCGACAATCATCATAATCAGCGACATATTCAAAACCTACCATAAATCCAGTGAGAAAATATAGTTCAAGACTCATTTGATTCTTCCTTGTATTTATCAATTGCTCTGGTGAGCAGGGTTTCTAAACCAACCTGAATGAGAAGAATCTTAGCTTCTTCGTCTAATTCAAGATCTACATCAGCAGACCCATCCTCATTCTCAGTTAAGCATAGCAGTTCTATTTTCATTTAACTGGACATGCACCACTGGCACACTCGTCCCCTCCGTCAAAGGTTGCTTCATCAATCTTAGTAATCAAGCGAGTCTTAGCAACTAGCTCATCATACTGCTCTTTAGTAATCTCCTCCAATGGTGCTTGGTGGAAGCCATGCTCGTTGTGTAGCAAGAAAGACAAGGACTTGTGGTTGTGCTTGTAGTTCTTAGCAAGGTACTTCTTAATCTCAGGTAGTTCTTCCTTACGATAGTACACTGTACAGGAAACACTATTGTCTGACCAAGTAGTTTGCAACCATTTCACAACTTCTAACTGATCAATAGCAGTCATCTCAGCAGCCAGCTTTGTTCCCTCTGGATAACAGAATGGGAAGCTA